AAAACGGGGCAACGGCTGAAAACGAAAGAGTAGTCGCAAGTAATCCTTGGGGTAATAATGCGGTTGTTTGGGAAGCAAGACCATTAGCACAAACTAACGATGACGGCGGCTGGAATACAGCAGATTTTGCTATAGACAATACCCAATTATATCGCTTCTCTGTTTGGGTTCGTAGAACATCAAGTACCGGAGGCGGTACATTTTATTTAGGTACTGGAAGTAACGGCGGCCTGCGCAAAATGAGCGATAACACAGCAGCAGACAATCCGTATTGGGAGTGCAGCGGTACTAGTGGGTTAGTGCAGAATACTTGGTACTTGTTTGTAGGTCATATATATCCAGCCAGTACTACATTCACCGGTAGAAATCCTACTACTGGATATTATACTATTAACGGTAGAGCCGGCGATATAAACGGGTGTAATATTGGCACCGGCGACTTAAAGTGGAATTCCAATTCAACTACAAGCCTACATAGAACATATTTGTATTATTGCGCAGACAACACTACAAGATTACAATTCTACCAACCAAGAGTAGATTTGTGCGATGGCACAGAACCTAATATTCAAGAACTACTGCAAAACGCAGGTAACACTTGGTATGATGTAAGCGGTAGTAACAATAATTGCACGTTTCTAGATTTGCCTGCTGCTAACAATGGTTTTTATACTTTTAACGGTACTAGTAACTATGGCACAATTATCAACAATGCTACAATGAATTTTGCTTCTGCTCAATCGTTGCAGATAGTAATGAGGCACACCTATACCTCAGGTAGAAGAAACCCATGGGATCAAGCATACGGTGGATACGGTACTTGGACACACGAACAAGGAGACTCTATTACTCAATTTTACGGTAATGCAGGGGCTAACGATAATCCTTATGTCGGCGTATCCAGTCCGGCAACTCCTAGAAGCGTGTGGAGTGTATTATGTGCGGTTAGAAGCACCACACAATTCAAATGGTACTTGAATGGAAGTCTCAGCAACACTTCGTCCAATCCATATGGAGTTTTAGCTAACACACCAGCCAACATCACTATTGGCAATGGCTATGCAGGATTTTGGCAGGGTGATATGGCTATGGTTACTGCATATACTAGGGCACTAACTGATGCTGAAGTAGCACAAAACTTTAACGCTATCCGTGGAAGATTCAACTTATGAGTGTAGCATCCGGTCCTAAAATAGTTACTGATGGATTACTGTTTGGTTACGATATGTATGATCCTCAGTCTTATAGAGGAGCAGCCGTACCAAACCAATTTGCGGTTCCTACTCCTGATGGCAGTAATAATGTTGCGTTTTCTGTTCAAGGCACAGGAACATTTCAACGATTGTATTCGGGAACATTTAATAACTACGCTATTACAAATAATGATGTAGTGTATCGGTATGATTTATCGGCAGCAAACGGATGTTATTATCACGGCAATGATGTATCCATTACCGCAGGACAGTGGGCAACATTCACTTTTGATTACTATATTTCTCCCGGGGCAGGTGGATATCCTGTTACTAACTATCTCGCTAATTTTGAAGGGGTAGTAAGTAATTCAGCAGCCGATCCTACTCCGTCGGTTACTGGTGTTTGGAAAACAGCTACGTTTACTGCTCAAGCTGGATCTACTGGTACTTGTAGAATGTTATTATATCCAGGTGCATGTAACGGAACTAGTTTAGCTACTAGCGGATTCATTCTTTACAGAAACCCTCAAGTATTAATCAGTTCATCTAGTAACTTTACTGCACCGTTTGTGGGACCGTTCGGCGCTAGAAGCTCAACTAATTCATTAATAGATGTTACTGGAAGTAGAATAATCACCATCAATAGTTTAACATATGCATCTGATAATACGTTTAGCTTTAACGGATCAACTGATAATTTAACAATGCCTACTATCAGTTTAGGCAATGGAAATCTTCCATGGACTTGTAGTGCATGGGTAAAAACCACAACAAATGCCGCTGGTCTAGGAGCAGGGTCAGTGTTATCAAATCAAAGCGGTGGCCCGGTGTATTCAATGATGGGGGTCAACAGCGGAAAAATTGTTTATTGGACTTATCAAAACTCTGCATGGGCCCAAAAGTTAGGCGTAGGACCTAATGTCAATGATAACGTTTGGCACATGCTCACGTGGGTTAACAACTCAAATAATACAATGGCGATGTACGTAGACGGGGTATTAGACAGTAATGTGGCAAACTCTACATCTGGTAACAACAATCCAATTGACATGATAGGAAGCTCTTGGTCATCAAAATTTGCAGGTAGCATACCCGCTATACAAGTGTACAATGTCGCACTGACAGCAGAACAGGTTGCATTGAACTTTGCAGCATTCAGAGGGAAATACGGAGTATGACACAATTAGGAAACAACATTGACCCTGCAACTCAAGCAATACGAATTTCATTCTGTACAGTATGTGAAGAAAACGAAGAACTACCTTATCCAAAATGTAGACTTAATGATATTCCGCTTTCAATACAAACATCAGAAGAACAAGAAACGTGCCCGCTCAACAAGTGGTGATAAGTACACTGTGATTATTGACTAAATACAATAATAAAAGCTAATACATAAAGGATAATCAATGCCATTCGTGTTTTCAAATTGTATAATGACCGGCGGCATTTCATTCCAGCCACCACCACCGTATTCAGTTAGCTACTTGATTGTCGCCGGGGGTGCTTCTGGCGGTTCTGCTGACACCAACACAGGTACAGGCGGCGGCGGCGCTGGAGGCTATCTCACAGGAACTGCAACTTTAACTCCAGGCACAACATACACAATCACAGTAGGCGCTGGCGGCGCTTCTCCTGCGGGTGTGGCTGTTGGGAATAACGGTACTAACTCATCGGCTCTTAGTCAGACGGCCACAGGCGGTGGTGGTGGTGGTTCAAGTCTTTCATTTGGGTCTGTAGCATCAGCGAATACCGGTGGTTCGGGTGGTGGCGGCGCTGGTACTTATGGAGCCGCTGGCGGCGGTGCTGCGGGCACAGGTGGTCAAGGTAATAGCGGCGGAGGTGGGAATGGTAGCACGGTTGACGCTGACGTACAGGCTGGCGGCGGCGGTGGTGGTGCCGGCGGTTCGGGCGCAAGTAGCTTTGGTGCTGGCGGCAACGGTGGTGTGGGTTTAGCCTCTTCTATCACAGGAACTTCAGTCACACGGGCTGGTGGTGGCGGTGGTGGTAAGCGTACATCTACTGGTGGCTCAGGCGGCACAGGCGTAAATGGCGGCGGTAACGGCGGTGCGGATGGTAATGGCTCTGCGGGTACTGCCAATACAGGCGGCGGCGGAGGTGGCGCGGGCACAGGTTCTAACTCCCTTCGTACGGGCGGCGCAGGAGGTTCGGGCGTAGTAATCCTTTCCATACCGACTTCCAGTTACACAAGTATCACCACAGGTTCACCAACAGTTACAACCAGCGGATCAAACACTATTCTGCAATTCAACAGTTCAGGGAGCTATACTGCATGAGTCATTTTGCTAAAGTCATTAATAACATTGTACAAGAAGTTTTGGTTATTGAACAAGATGTAATCGATACTGGCTTGTTCGGAGAACCATCGTCGTTCATTCAAACCTCTTACAATACACACGGTGGACAGCATCCGGAGGGTAGACCGTTGAGAAAGAATTATGCAGGCATCGGCTACACTTACGATACTGCAAGAGACGCATTCATCCCACCTCAACCATATCCAAGTTGGCTTCTTAACGAAGAAACATGCCTATGGGATCCTCCTGTTCCTTATCCATCAGATGGTGAAATATATATTTGGGAAGAAGCACTACAAGAATGGAAACAGCCTATCTAACACTAGATAAGTACACTGTGATCAATATATTTTTATTAGACTATTACACTCGGCTTCGAGAATGGCATAGACTTAAAGAATCATTAACCGATTATGACTTAGCTACTATCTGTGTAGAAGTAGATAGGTTTTGGCAAAAAGCACCTCTACTAAATCATTACCTACATCCAGATGAGATTGAAGATTGGCCTAGCCCCTGGGAACTAATCAGTGACAATCACTATTGCTACTACGGTAGAGCTTTAGGAATGATATACACATTGTTGTTATTGGGTGTAAAAGAGCTTGACTTTGTGGACGCAATAGACGATAATAAAGAAAATGTTGTATTAGTATTAGTTGACAACGCAAAATATGTGTTGAATTACTATCCTGACTCAGTGTTAAATATGTCTCTATCAGGCTTTACAGTCGTGAAGCATATCAATATAAGTTCATTAAAAAAGAAAATAGGCGAAGAATGATTAATGTAAGAAAACGATCGGGCAACTCAGAACCACTGGCCCTGGAAAAGTGGCAACAGCAAATCAGCAAAGTTTGTAACGGAACTGCTGACATCAGCCAATCAATGGTTGAAATTAAAGCACACCCTCATTTTTATGATGGCATCACTACTAGAGAGATTGATGAAATCACTCTTAGAGCTATCGTAGATTTGATTGACGTAGAATCAAATCCTGACGTTGGACACGTTAACTATCAGTATGTAGCTGGTAGACAGCGCCTATCTATGCTTCGTAAAGATGTTTACGGAAGTTATAACCCACCATCATTGTATGAAATTGTTAAGACTAATGTAGCAACAGGTCTGTATACACATGAACTCTTAGAGTGGTATACAGAAGATGAATGGAACAAGATGAATGACTTCATCGACCACGAAAAGGATGAGGAATACTCATACGCAGCCATCGAACAGATGATTGAAAAGTATCTTGTTCGCAATAGAGCGACTAAAGAAATCTATGAAACTCCTCAGATTCGCTACATGATTGCTGCCGCAACAATTTTTCATAAGGAAGACTCTAGTGCCCGACTTAAGCTCGTTAAAGAATACTATAACGCGGCTAGTGATGGTTTGTTTACCCTGGCTACTCCTGTCCTTGCTGGTCTCGGCACTCCAACTAAGCAGTTTAGTTCTTGCGTCCTTATTCGCAGTGACGATGATTTGGATTCGATTTTCGCTTCTGGAGAAATGATGGCTAAGTATGCTAGCAAACGTGCTGGCATTGGCTTAGAAATCGGCAGGCTTCGCTCCCTCGGTTCGCCTATCCGAGGGGGCGAAATCATGCATACTGGTATGATTCCGTTTCTAAAGAAGTGGTTCGGTGACTTACGTTCTTGCTCACAAGGTGGAATTCGTAATGCATCTGCTACTGTGTTCTATCCTATCTGGCACCTCCAGTTTGATGACTTGATCGTTCTCAAGAACAATCAGGGCACCGAAGAAACTCGTGTTCGTCACATGGATTATGGTGTTGTTCTCAGTGCATTCTTTTGGAAGCGTTTCAAGAACAAAGAAAATATCACATTCTTTGATCCAAATGAAGTGCCTGATTTGTATGAAGCATTCTACAAGGACACTGCAAAGTTTGAAGAACTTTATGTGAAGTATGAAAAGCGTAAGGATTTACGTAAGAAGGTAATGAGTGCTGAGGAAGTCTTCAAGGGAGGCATTCTCAAGGAACGCACTGACACAGGTAGAATCTATCTTGTGTTCATTGACAACGTTATGAATCAGGGTCCGTTCGACCCTGAGTATCATACAATCTATCAGTCAAACCTCTGTGTCGAGATCCTTCTTCCCACAAAGTCATTCAAGCGATTAGATGATCCTGCAGGTCGTATTGCTCTCTGTACCCTCGGGAGTATGAACTGGGGTGCATTTAGAAACCCAGAAGACATGCGTAGAGCGTGTCGTATTCTATTGCGTAGTTTGAACAACATCCTTGACTATCAAGATTTCTTATCGATTCAGTCTAAGCTATCTAACGATGAAATTAGACCAATCGGAATCGGTGTTACTAATCTCGCATACTGGCATGCTAAGCGCGGATACAAGTATGGCGAAGCAGAAGCACTACAAGATGTAAAGAGTTGGGCAGAACATCAGACTTACTATTTGATGGAAGCAAATGTTGAACTCGCTAAAGAGCGCGGCAAGTGCTTAGACAGTGATAAGACTCGCTATGGTCACGGAATCTTTTCGTGGGAGCTTCGTTCAAATGGAGCTAACGAACTTGCTGACTTTACTCCTGAACTAGAATGGGAAACGCTACGTGCAGACATGGTAGAGTATGGAGTGCGTAATGCTACTGTGGGTGCAATTGCTCCAGTAGAATCAAGTTCGGTAGTTATCAATTCTACTAATGGAATTGCAATGCCTATGAGCTTGATTTCTGTTAAGGAATCAAAAGCTGGGTCATTCATTCAGGTTGTTCCTGAATATCAGAAGTTGAAGAACAAGTATCAGCTTATGTGGGACCAAACAGATTGCGTGGGTTATCTCAAGACCTCTGCTGTTCTTGCTGCTTACATGGATCAGTCAATCAGTACTGATACATTCTATAACCCTGCTCACTTCCCGGATAGAAAAGTTCCAACTACATTAATCGCAAAGAACTTGATGCTTGCTCACAAGTGGGGAATTAAAACTCTCTACTATAGCTTGATTAACAAGAAGGGTTCTAAAGAAGACGAAGATGCAGCACCACTTGAAGAAATTGATTTCTTCGAAGATGACGGTGACTGCGAATCTTGCAAGCTATAAGGAGATAAAAAATGTCAAAAGCACAATATAATTTAACTACCAAGACTGATTACCTCCAGCGCAAGATGTTTCTTGATCCTGCAGGCCCAGTAACGATTCAGCGTTTTGAAGAAGTAAAGTATCAGAAGCTACAGAAGATTGAGCAGACTGCTCGTGGATTCTTTTGGGTGCCAGAAGAAATCAGCTTGACCAAAGATGCTAATGATATGAAAGACGCAAGTGAAGCAGTAGCACATATCTTTACTAGCAATGTTCTTCGTCAAACCGCACTTGATAGTTTGCAGGGTCGTGCGCCAGCTCAAGTCTTTACTCCTGTTTGTTCTATCCCTGAACTTGAAGCAATTATGAGTAATTGGAGTTTCTTTGAAACTAACATTCACTCTCGTTCATACTCGCACATCATCCGCAACATTTACAACGTGCCGAAAGAAGTATTCAATACGATTCACGACACTGCTGAAATAATTGAAATGGCTTCAAGTGTTGGTCAGTATTATGATGACTTACACGCTATCAATTGTAAGAAAGAACTCGGCATTAAGGTAGACGAACAGCGTCATATTGAAGCGATTTGGTTAGCACTTCACGCTTCTTATGCACTTGAAGCATTCCGCTTCATGGTATCGTTTGCTACATCACTTGCAATGGTCGAGAACAAGATGTTCATGGGTAACGGCAACATCATTAGTTTGATTCTACAAGATGAGCTATTGCACAAAGAGTGGACAGCTTGGATGATTAATCAAGTTATCAAGGAAGATCCTCGCTTTGCTAAAGCAAAGATTGATTGCGAACATCAAGTTCGTAAGATTTATGAAGATGTTATTCGTGAAGAAAAAGAGTGGGCTATATACTTGTTTAAGAAGGGTCCGGTCATTGGTCTTAATGAAAAGATTATGATTGACTTTGTTGACTACAATTCAGTGGATGCGCTTAAGCAAATCGGTATTAAGTACTGGAATCCAGCGCCGAAAAATACGCCTATCCCATGGTTCTTGAAGCATGTAGACACTAGCAAGAAGCAGACTGCACTGCAAGAATCAGAAAGCACTTCGTATGTTATCGGCGTTATGACCGACACACTAGATTACGATGAGCTACCGAGTTTATAAGGAGAAAAATAATGAGAGCAATTGTTTGGTCAAAGGATCACTGCCCCTATTGTGTGCAGGCTAAGACACTTCTAGAACAAAAGGGTATTGCATTTGAAGAAAAGAAGATTGGTGAAGGATACTCTAAGGAAGACTTGCTTGAAGCAGTCCCTACAGCCCGTACCGTACCTCAGATTTTCCTCGACGGAGAACTCGTCGGTGGATTTACAGAACTTCGTGCTAAGTTTTTAGCAGAAGCAGCATAAGAAAGAACTAATATGAATATTACTGTTGGAGAAACCTACACATTCAAGCTTACAAGCGGTGAAGAAGTTGTAGGAAAAGTTACCGAGATTCAAGATCATTTGGTATCGTTAAAAGACCCTGTATCAGTTGCTCCTGGTCCTCAGGGATTGGGATTGATGCAGAGCATGTTTACCGCAGATCCGTCGGATCCTGCAAGACTAAATATTAATAACGTAACTATCTTTGCATTGACCGACGAAAGTGTTAAGGCAAAGTATATTGAAGCTACTTCTGGACTCGTTGTTCCAGATAAGAAGTTAATTTTAGGATAACCAATGAAGCTGAATCCAAAAAAGAAAATCGCAGATAGCATCAACAAAGTAGGAAACCTTATTCCTAAAGCTAAAAGTGTATTTGCAGGCGGGGCACCTGTACCTTTGAATATTGGATCATTAATTTCAAAAGCAGGTGTTGCTAAACTTAAAAACGCTTTGCCCCCGTTTGTTAATCCTACGGTATTGATTGAGGGAGCTCCTATGTTGGGACTTCCCTCAATCCCTACAGTAGCAGAATTAAAAGGCAAGTTACCTAAATTACCTAAGATTGATTTTTAATAGATGGCTGACACAGGAAAAAATAGTCCTTTAGGAGTAAATGTAACCGGAGATTACATGAATAATACTGGATTCAACATCAATCCAGTTGCACAATCCTATATGGGTACAAGTAAGAAAAATAACACATATAGTTTTGGATCTTGTGTTAGCGGAACATGCTTACGATTATTAACTTGGGCAATCAACGATGCTTATACCAGAGGAGTAGTTCTAAAAACTACTGCCGGATCAAGTGTATACGATAACCTTATTTCGATAGGATCTTCAACTATTCCTGGATTGGGCAATAGTTGTCCTCCCACATATATTCCTCTTGATCCTGCAAATATTTGGGCAAGACCCACTACATCATCTACTGCCCCCTCACTTGCAGAACAATTCGGAAGACAATCAGGCTATTCTAGCGCATTGCCGGGACCAGCTACATCTGGGTATGGTAACTATGATGGTTCATACGGTGACCCTTTGCAAGGATATGGGGTAACGGATCAAAAAGAAAGTGCTACTTGGTATCCGTATAACATGACCAACCCCAATCATAGTATCACTCAATGGGGATGGATTCGCAATCATGCACTGCAAGCTTGGAATGCGTTCAATTGGAACGGTATTGTAGTTGATTCTAGTGATGCTACTCTACCCTCATATCTACAAGGATATCAAGTACCTGACTATAGTGATTTTTTAGCAAGCGTTACTGTAGGTCAAAGCTATATCAGTCAAACTAATCAATCTATCTTAGCAACAAGCAATGCAGATACCTTTTTAGACGGTACATTTAGTAACATGAATGACCTCATAAGCGGTGACATAACTGGTGTCAGTTTGTCAACTATTAATTTCGGTATTGATCTTGAAAATCTAGGTATGGCTCTAGACCTATCTCGCATAGATTCATTTGGATTGCCATCAAATCTATTGCGCACCTTAGGAAATCAAGGAGCTATCACCCAAGATTTAAGTCTTGTTCTTCTAGCTTCGGGATTATCAAGCACTGAAATCTCAGACATTGCTGAGGGAACAATACTGAACCCTACAGAGCAGCAAGAAAGACAAATTTACGGCGCATTCTTGATGATGACCGGCGAAAACTTAGATGCAATCATTGCTCCTATTCAATGCAGAACGCAAGGATTAGAAACCCTAGCAGATTTGTTGAACGTGCAAAAGATGTTTCCTAACAGTTATACATCATTAACGGTTCCGATGTATAATGCTACTCCTGGACCCACTAACAGTAAAACCTATTATCTAATATATACTACTGGGTCAGTTAACCCAGCTCTAAGCTCACCTGCAATGCGTCAGTATGTCGGTACACTTGTGCCGAACGGTACTCCTCCCATCTACGAAACTAGCACTGTGCCAAAAAATTACAGAGAAGTTCCTGAGGGATTTGACAGCTATCTAACCGGAATTATACCTGAAAGTCAAGCTATTGCTGCGGGTGCATTCTCGTTCACTATGCGACAAATCAGTAGTGTAGAAACATTCGACATACAACAGTTTGCGAAAGTGGTGAAGGGTATTGAAAATGTTTCTAACTTGCCACTAACTGCTGGCACTAGTAAACCTACTAATCAAGATATGATTGACCAAAGTATAGCAAAGGGTTCGTTAGGAACTGGACCATACGGAAGTTATACTATGAGTGATTTGTTTGGCTGCATGTCAGGTCTGCCTTATCCTTGGAAATTGATTAAGGATAGAACTAATCAATTAGAAACAACTAAATTGTATAATATCTACAATCAGTTATTCTTAGCAGTAACTTGGGAAGCAGCAACAGTTTCAGTACAATATACCACTTATACTGGTCCGGGCCCAGCATTTGATACTTTCTATAAGATTACTGGCGTAACTCTTACTGAAAGTGGAGGCGGCTATGGTAGAGGCGGTACAGCAGCACCTGTTATTACTATCGCAGGCGGAAGTGGAGCAACTGCTGTTGCTACTATAGGAACTGATAATTCTTTGGCCGGATCAAATGGTAGCGGTTCATTTGGTAGAGTAACATCAGTTACACTGACCAGTTCGGGCACCGACACTACTACGCTACCTACAATAACTATACAATGTCCTCCTACTGCTGGATTACCAGTAACATCGTCAGGGGCTATTGCAACAGGCGGCACTAATACCTCAGCTGGAACGACCGGCTGGCCACAACCCATGAATCAAGTCACGCAAGCCTATATAGGTCAAGCGAACGAAGAAATCGCCGCTATACTTCGAAATAATTCTACAACTGCAAATTATCTTAACGTATATTGGAATACGATGGGTACTCAGTTAGTTGTTGAACAACGAGCAAGGTATAAAGCATTTAGTCCTGTAGCCGTGCCTAAAGACTTGTTTGGCGCACCTTATCCTAGTGTGTTATTGAATTTAATAGATTATATTCCGCAACTCGCACAGGATACTAGACCTCATATGTCAGCGCAATTACTAGAAGCTATCTCAGACACCTCAACTGTGGGCGGTCAAAGCACTATTGCTCTGATGAGACAGGAAAGAAATCAAGCACGACTTCAGTTATTGGGCATCGATCAAGATAATGATATTCCTGATACATTAACTGATAACGAAGCAAAGCAATTAACAACCAACGGAACATTGCTGGGTGCGATTCCTGGTAATGGTATACCGGGCTGTGTTCCGTCAGAAGAATATACTCTTCCCGCATGGCCTGCGATTCAAATGCCAAATGGTGAGATAATTACCCCGACGCCTTTAGGAACATATGAATCTCCCTCCCCCGGATTCCAAGCCAAAGCTAGCACTTCACCCGGAGACATCACTCCAATATTAGAATGTAGCCCTAATCCAGTAGTAGCACCGTTGGTTGCAGTCGGTCCTACAGTATCGACTTCTCCGGGTACCTTCCCGATCATCATTCAACCTGCTCCGGATTATGACCCAAACAATTTACCATCGTATCTTGACCCGAGATTTACAAGCAGTACAATGCTTCCGGCAGTACCGTCTATTCCGGAAGCAATTGATAGGGTAATAGAATGTAACTGTGACTGTTGGATCAGTTAAAAAAAACTTGACATCTCCTCTAAATTAATATATACTATAACAAAATGAAGGAAAATTATGTCATACCTATTTACCAGTGAAAGTGTGTCAGAAGGACACCCAGATAAAGTTGCAGACGCTATTAGCGACGGCATCTTAGATTTGCTTATGAATGCACAAGATTCATCGCTTAGATGCGCTTGCGAAACATTAGTCACTACTGACCAAGTTATCGTAGCTGGAGAATATAAAGGTGAACTCGATCCATTAGACGTTGATTACCTTGTTCGCAGAGCTATTAAGAACATCGGGTATGAGCAAGAAGGATTTCATTGGCAAAATGTTCAAATTGCTAACTTGATGCACGGACAAAGTCCTGATATTGCATTGGGTACTGACAACTTCGGCGCTGGCGATCAAGGACTGATGTTCGGCTATGCATGTAGCGAGACAGAAAATCATATGCCAACTGCAATATACTATAGTCATAAGATTGTTGAAACGTTATCTGCTTTGCGAAAAACTGGAAATGCTCCATGGTTAGGTCCTGACGCAAAGAGCCAAGTTACTGTTGAGTATAACGATGACAGCACAGTAAAGCGTATCGATAAGATTGTTTGCTCATCACAGCATCATCCTGATGTTGATATCAAAGAAGTTCGTAACGGTATCGAACAGATTATTCGTG